CTGTTGCTGTTGATGAGTTCGCGTCTCGTCCTAAACCTATGTTGTAGTTACCAGTAGTGTTGTTTTGTAAAGCTTGAAAACCGCTCGCTGTGTTGTTACCACCTGTAGTGTTGGAGAATAAAGCTTCCCTACCGCTCGCTGTGTTGTAGTGACCAGTAGTGTTGGAGTATAAAGCGTCCTTACCACTCGCTGTGTTGTTAACACCAGTAGTGTTGTTAAGCAAAGCTTGATAACCACTTGCTGTGTTACCACCACCCGTAGTGTTGTTCCTTAAAGAGTCCCTCCCACTCGCTGTGTTACTACCCCCAGTAGTGTTGTTAAGTAAAGCTCCCCTCCCACTCGCTGTGTTACTACCACCAGTAGTGTTGTGTTGTAAAGCTTGAAAACCGCTCGCTGTGTTATGCGCTCCTGTAATGTTGTTTTGTAAAGCTTGATAACCACTTGCTGTGTTGTTAGCGCCAGTAGTGTTGGAGAATAAAGCTTGGTAACCACTTGCTACGTTACTAGAACCTGTAGTGTTGAAGTATAAAGCTTCCCTACCACTCGCTGTGTTACTATCACCAGTAGTGTTGGAGTATAAAGCTTCCCTACCACTCGCTGTGTTACTATCACCAGTAGTGTTGTTTTGTAAAGCTTGAAGACCATTCGCTGTGTTATTCGCTCCAGTAGTGTTGTTACTTAAAGCATAATAACCACTTGCTGTGTTGTAGTTACCAGTAGTGTTGTTCCTTAAAGCTTTATAACCACTTGCTGTATTACTACCACCAGTAGTGTTGTTCCTTAAAGCTTCCCTACCACTTGCTGTGTTGTAGCTACCAGTAGTGTTGCTCCTTAAAGCTTGATAACCACTTGCTGTGTTATGCGTTCCTGTAGTGTTGTACCTTAAAGTTTCCTTACCACTTGCTGTGTTGTAGTTACCAGTAGTGTTGTTTTGTAAAGCTTCCATACCACTTGCTGTGTTATGCGATCCTGTAGTGTTGTTCTTTAAAGCTTCCCTACCACTCGCTGTGTTGAAGTTACCAGTAGTGTTGCTTTGTAAAGCATAATAACCACTCGCTGTGTTATGCGCTCCTGTAGTGTTGTTAAGTAAAGCTTGATAACCACTTGCTGTGTTACTAGCACCTGTAGTGTTTTTTTGTAAAGCTTGATAACCATTTGCTGTGTTGTTAGTGCCAGTAGTGTTGTACCTTAAAGCATCATAACCACTTGCTGTGTTATAGGTACCAGTAGTGTTGTAGAATAAAGCGTCCTTACCACTTGCTGTGTTACCAGCACCCGTAGTGTTGTAGTATAAAGCTCGATAACCGCTTGCTGTGTTGTAGCTACCAGTAGTGTTGTACCTTAAAGCTTCCTTACCACTCGCCGTGTTGTAGTTACCAGTAGTGTTGTTCCTTAAAGCTTGATTACCACTCGCTGTGTTGTTAACACCTGTAGTGTTGCCCCTTAAAGCATGATAACCACTTGCTGTGTTATTATTACCAGTAGTGTTGTACCTTAAAGCTTCCTTACCATTTGCTGTGTTGTCACTACCAGTAGTGTTGGAGTATAAAGCTTGAAGACCACTTGCTGTGTTGTTAACACCAGTAGTGTTGTACCTTAAAGCTTGATAACCACTCGCTGTGTTACTAGCACCAGTAGTGTTGTTCTTTAAAGCTTCCCTACCACTCGCTGTGTTGAAGTTACCAGTAGTGTTGTTTTGTAAAGCTTGATAACCACTTGCTGTGTTGTTAATACCAGTAGTGTTAGAGGATAAAGCATAATAACCACTCGCTGTGTTATTAGCGCCCGTAGTGTTGGAGAATAAAGCGCCCTTACCACTTGCTGTGTTACCGTCACCAGTAGTGTTGTTCCTTAAAGCTTCCCTACCACTTGCTGTGTTACTAGTACCAGTAGTGTTGTTCATTAAAGTATAATTACCACTCGCTGTGTTAGCACCACCCGTAGTGTTGGAGGATAAAGCATAATAACCACTCGCTGTGTTGTAGTTACCAGTAGTGTTGTTTTGTAAAGCTTGATAACCGCTTGCTGTGTTAGTTGAAATAGCACTCCCACCTCTACCCACAGTAAGTGCGTTAATTGTCACATCGTCGCTAAAAGTACCGTCTAAGATGGTATCAATCTGTGCGCCTGTTTTTGAACTCGTATAATCTGCCATGTTAATTCCTTACTAAAAACAGGTCGCCCATTGACGTTTTGAAAGTGTCGCCGCCAACGGTTAAAAATTGTGAAAAGCTTAAACTTTCAAACCATGCGCCAGAACTCATAAAAGTAACGGCTGCTGTTTGTTTGTCGTTGTCAGGTGACGTTTCAACGAATGAAGTTATCATCGCGTTGAACTCGTCAACATTGTCACCTGCACCGCTAAGAGTACCACGGACAACCTGAAACAATTCTATAGTTTTATCTGTCGTTGCTGTTTTGATATAGTCAAAGGCTGCATCAGTGGAAAATATCAACTCACTTGATACTTCCATAGTTTGTAAGCCTTCGTTTACCATCACTTCGCGAAAGCCGCCACTTTGTTTACAGGTAATATCTATTGCCGCATTACTTTTCGTTTGACTATGCGATAACTGCCCGCCGATAATTAACCATCGACCGGCAGTTCTCACACGTAGAAAAACATCCGACCCACTTAAGATGCCAGATAATGCCATGGTTAAATTCCTGTAATAGCACCGTCAGAGATAAAACTAATACTTGCGCTATGCTTGTCGTTATCAGGTGAAGTTTCAACGAATGAAGTAATGTATAAATCAACCGCCAACACTTCTGCGCCACGGGCTACTTGATAAGATAAGATAGTTTTATCAAGTGCTGACTGTTTCACTATAGCAAAATTGACATCAGTCGAGAAAATAACCTCTGCTGACATGTCTAAGGTTTGTAGACCTTCGCCAGCCATTACTTCACGAAATGAAGCGCTTGATTTGTTTGTAACGTCAATCGCGCCGTTATTTAATGTGAAGGAGTTGGTAACTAAACCACCCACAGCATTAAAAGTACCACCACCCGGCGTTGATTCTACTGCTAGTTGTACGTCAGTACCGTTAATTGTTCCTGTTAAAGCCATTTTGTTTACCCTCGTTGGATGTCACTTTTAAACGTGACAGAAATATCGTTAATAAACCAATCATCATCATTGCGCCCACTAGTTGAACTTGTGGAGATAATAACTATTTCTTGGTTATTGCTTGTTAATTTTAAGTTGTGTATATAATAACCCATTATTGAATCAGTTGCATTAAGCATCGTTTTAACGCTTGTACCTGATTTGGTATAAATACTAATTTGATAAATACCGGTAACAGTGTCAAGGTCGCTTTTTGTTGCGGGATCTTGGTCGCCCATCAAAGTATTTACGCTTATAAACGCGCTAGCGCTACTTGAATTAAAATCTACATTTTCATGCGCTATTGGCAAACCTACATTTAAATCAATAATAGACTGAGTTAATGCTTTGTGAATATCGTAATAACTCATTTATGCTCCGCCTTAAATTGTTTCTGTAATTCTTTACCCCATTTTAACAGGGAAACCCTAACCATTCCACGTGGAGCCTGTTTTGAATGCGCCCCGTATTCTAAACGGTTTATATAAGGTAAGTTGTTATATAAATATAACTTTGTGCCTATAATGTTTCTTGGTATGTTCTTAGCAACATAACTTACGCCTTTGTTAGCTTTTACGCCGCCCGTTTTATCTGTTAACGTAGTACCAACAAACCAATTGCCGCGAGCGCGTCCACCAACATAACCTTTCGGCTTATTCTTTGTTTGCCATGCGTCTGCATTACCAACAGGGGTAAGTTTAATAATACTACCCCAGACTTTGATTATAGTCTTTTTAATTGCTCTGTCTGTTTTGACTTGGCTAAGTGTTGAATGCTCATCGAGTATCTTTTTTAATACTCCGCCTAATCGCTCAGGTGAGATAATTTTAGGCACGACAAATAACCGTGTAAATAACATCTACACCCGATGGGGATAATGTATCTATCGTTATAATCTTATGCTCTGCTGTTCCTATGCTGATAGTATCGCTCATCAATGGTTTTATATCACTTGCCATAATAACCTGTCTATCTGTTGCCGCAATACGACTGTCTACCATTAAATTTTTATTAACATCTAAATCCACAGCATATAAGCTAAACTCGGTTATGGCGCCCGTGTTAGTTCCTAAAACTGGATCTAAAACACCATCATCACGTTTTATTTTAACGTGACCAAAAGCGCCAAATTTATTTAATATGCTTTTGGCGCTTGCCGCTTTAGCGGTATAATCAACGCCCATTAAGTGCGAACCAAAGTATTAGCATCTTGCAGTAATGGTCTTAATTGAGCATTGACGCGCTTTAAAACTAATGTTTCGGTATTACTGCCTTCGAAATATTCAGTTTTCAAGCTTGCCACTTGCTCGGACTTAATATTATTATTAAGCGTGTTAGCCAATAAGCTTCCACTTGTCGCGTAAATTGCCGCTTCCATTTGAGCGTTTTTAAGCTCTTTGGGTATCACATCACTAGCAAGAACATAACCATATAAAGTAACATTATAACGCGGATAGATTAGCTCTTGAGTTGAACTAGAACGGTAACCCTGCAAGCTATTTTCAACTGACTGTAAATAATCAATGGCTAGAAATAATTCAACCTCTCGTTTTTTTTCATTAGCTCCAATAGCCAAGCCTTTTAGCTCTGC